GAAATTTGACTGCATAATAGGTAAGGGATGGAATACACTATTTATCGTATTTCACACAAGACTTTGGAAGGGTTGGATTATATCGGATCGACGACTGATTTTGAACGGCGTAAAACAAACCACAAAAGGTGTTGTCTAAATCCAAAAGATAGTCATTATAATATTAACGTTTACCAAGTCATTCGAGCGAATGGTGGATGGGATCAATTCGACATGATTGCAGTTAAAACGCTGGTTTGTTGCAACCTAGAGGCACGTCAAGAGGAGGAGCGTATACGAGTCGAATTGAATGCAAAACTCAATACAATTCGTGCCTATATATCAGTAGAGGAATACCAAGAACAATTTGCAAAATATTACACCGAATATAGACAGCAGAATAAAGAACAACTTGCAAAATACAAAGAAGATTATAGACAACAGAATAAAGAACAAATTGCAAAAAATCTAGCAGACTATTACCAGCAAAATAAAGATAAACTTGTAAAACAACAAGCAAACTATTATCAGCAGAACAAAGAAAAAATCCTCCAAAAATTCGACTGTGAATGTGGTGGTAAATATATACATAAGACTAAAACACGACACATTAAATCAAAGCGACACCAAGATTATTTAACGAATCCATTGAAAAAATAAATCTCCGGTTAAGGATATATGAACGCATTGAGCGACGTAGAAATGTACGATCTAGCACGTCGGATGAACGTAGACCTCGTATTTTGCTCATTCAAATCAAATTTGGCAGAAGAAACGTTGCAGTACAATAAATCTTATGTAGTCAACTTGGAAAACAAAATCGACGAAGACGGAATCCCGAATACGGGATCACACTATACATGCTTTCAAGTGAACAAAGATAAACACGGTAAAATACAAGGGGTGTATTTCGATTCGTACGGAGCAGGACCCCCACAAGCAGTGGATGAGTTTGTAGGTTTCAAACTTCCTTATTCCAACAAGGACATTCAATCGCTAATGTCAAGTGCTTGTGGCTTTTTTTGTTTGGCGTTCTTGCATTTCATAAACGCAAGTCAATTTCGAACGGGAGATCTGTATGTAGACTGCTCACAGTTTACCGACATGTTCGACGACCTCAATGTGTCTATGGAACATAAGAAGAACGAGTATATATTGAAACACTTCTTTAGGAGTTCAGACGAGGAAGAAAGAAAAAAGAAACCAATAGAAGTTTAAAATCTCTATAGAGGTTATGCGAGCGAATGACGAGATGCAATTAATTCGAAGGATTGAGGACCTCGAGAGATCGTATAGCAAGATGACGGGTCGTGGAAACAGTTTGTTTAAACCCAAAAAAACCAAAAAAACAGAAGAGGAATTACGAGCAGAAGATCTAGCCTTCGAAGCAGCATCCCGTGCCATGACCATACAAGCGATTGACGAGAAACGGGCAAATGCCCTCCAAAACCGACTCCTGAAAAAAGTAGACCCAATTAAACCCCCCTACAAAAAGAAGGCTAGCAAACCATCCAAACTTTCAGCGGTGGACGAATCAACCGGTAAAGGATTGAAAAAGGGAGAGGTCATTACCGAAAAAGATCTGTTCACTAATCCCAAGGGTACTTTTGAAACGGTACTGGACCCTGTCGGAAAGGCTCTAGGAAACGCAGGCAGTGAAGTTGGAAAATTCTTTGGAATGGGGGTCAAAAAATCTAGCAAATGGATCGACCATATTAAGGACTATCAATCGAAACACGGGGTCTCGTACAAAGTGGCAATGCAGCAGGCTGCAAAGACATACAAAAAATAAACTAAAACGTTTCAACGATTTCCTCTTCGATTTTCAAATGAGCGTTTATTTTATCCAGAATCATGTCCAATCGTGCAACCGTTTGTTTGCAAATCAAATAGGTTTGCTTTAAGTTCTCAAGTCCCACGATCGCCTTATCCAAGTATCGTTGTACGTCTAATTGTATCGCCTGATTAATGATCTTATTCAAACAAAGAATCATATCATTTCGGGAATCCTGCCTTCTCCACCTACGGATGCACTCCGGTACAATATAGGGGGTTTCGATATCCAAAAATTCACCTCGTGTGTTCAGTTTTTGCCCTTTTTTCAATTGAGCGAGAACATTTAAATTGACAATCGTCTCCTCCATAATAAAATATAACATAAAATTATGCCTAACGCCTGGATTGAACATGTCCGGACCTATGCCGCCGATAACAACTTAAGTTATGCGTGTGCCTTATCAACACCTGCTTGTCGAGAATCGTATCAACCTACACCAAACTATACACCACAATTGAAACGAATCGCTGCCATTTTGCGTAATCGTGGACGTAGGCCACCGCCCGAAATGATTCAAGACGCCAGAGCGAAATTTAACGAGTTAAAAAATCTAATCAATGACTTACCACAGTCCGACAGAAAAAGAGGCTATATGAGGCGATTAGTTGTTTTGCGAGATCGAATTCTATATCTGTTGGCTAATTAAGGATTTGCATTTTTTAATATTTTAATCGTGGGTGGTCAAATGCAAAAGCACGATTAAAAAGAGGTTTTGCATTCCGATATTAATATATATTCGAGGCTCAAATGCAAATCCTCTTTTATCGAACATTTATTATTCTAAACAACCTGCGACGCAATATGCTTCCTTGATTTGAAATGTTGTGATTTATTACCGTAAGTATATTTCCCACCACATTCACACGTAAATTTTTGGTTCATTTGTTCTTTAATCTGCTCACGATTCTGTTCATAATATTGTTTCTGTTTTTCTAAAAGTTGTTCTTGATTCTGTTCACGGTATCGTTTCTGTTTTTCTAAAAGTTGTTCTTGATTCTGTTCACGGTATTGTTTCTTATATTCTAAAATTTGTTCTTGGTTCTGCTCTTGGTATTGTTTCTGTTTTTCTAAAAGTTGTTCTCGGTTCTGCTCGTAATATTTTTCCTGGTATTGTTTATGATATTCAGGATCTGCAACTGCCCTTATCATATTCAGTCTTGCATTTAGTTGTATTCGAACACGGTCTTCCTCCTGACGGGACTCTAGTTTGGTGCATTCGATTTGATTGAGTTCAACCATATCGAATTCATTCCATCCACCATGCTCACGTATCATTTGGTACACTTTTAGTTCACTGGAATTACAACGACGTTTGTGTTGCCGTTTTCGTCGATTGAAATCACTTGTTGACCCCACATACACCAGGTCGGGATTTGTCTTGTGTTCGATTTTGTAAATTGAAAACATTCTACACGGTAATAGGTAAGGTATTTCTAAATCAATTTTTATAAAAAGTAGACTTGATCAATTGAGGATAAAATTGATTCAAAAATACACAGGAATACACAGCAATACACCGCACAAATGGACCTCAAAGAACTCGTAAAAGCCAGGATGGAGCGAATGCACCGATCAAATGTGGATGACTTCACCTACAATGAGTGGGAACACATTACCCCAGATATGCTGGAATCATACTACGAAGATGAATGGGAATATTGGTTTAACTCTGATCGAGCATGGTGGGATTTTGACCTCGCGAATCTCACCATTCAAAACATAAATGAACTACTGTCGGTACACCAACAGATGCAAGAGGATTATGATACTCAATTGGACGGGTCTAGCGTAGAGAAGTTATTGAAACTCTACGGTGTTTGGATTTCAAAGCAGCATGACGAGGAGTACATACAACGCTTCCAAAATGAAATTTTGAACAATCGACCTGATAACAACTAAGACGTGATATCGTACAATTACTTAAAGATATTATCTATAGTTAACTTAAGATAGATGCCTTCCAATAAGCCCGAGTACGTGGAAAAGAATCGGTTGCACCTCAACAAACGAGCAAAACTGATTCACCACAACAAAACAGCCAAATTGGATTACAAAACCATACATGCTTACGAAGCCGAGCATGGCCTCGACCAAACAATCCTTTGGGTACGAATCGAATGCCTCAAAAAAAAGTTGGATCAAAAGATTAAGGAATCTACTTAAAAATAAAATCTATAAGAATACTATAATGAACCTAAACTCTCTTCGGTTGGATGAACGTTTCAATGCCCCTTCGATTTTCAGCATTGTACACGAGTATGTGAATCCTAAACACGTTCACCATATCAAGCAATCATCCAATCGAACCATTGCCCTAAAGAATAAATATCCAAGCGATTATCATTTTTTAGATGCGTATACGTACCAGTGGTGTGAGGGACTTCAATGTTTCATTACCGAATGGAAAAATAAATCTCACGGGTGGGGGCGAATTTACCCTTGTGGACCGAGCATGTCGATATGCCACAGACCCACACGGCATACGTTGTGTTGTGAATATGTGGATTTTGATATGCGAAATTGTCAGCCTGAAATTGTGAAGAATTTAATGATCCAATTCGGTTTCAAATGTGATTCTATCGTAGAGTATTGTCGTGATCCAAAAAAATACCAACAATATTTCGCAAAACAAGATTTCATTACGGTTCTCAATGGGGGATTCAATCCTCATCCTTTTCTCCGATCCATCCAAGAAGAGATTGAACCTTTTGCAAAGGCGGTTCGAGAACAAAATCCACACATTCAAGTACACGAGAAAACCGATAATTCTTTTTTCAGTTATTATTTACAATCCATTGAACGATACTTGCAGGAATCTGCTGTTCAAGAAATCGTAGAGAAATACAACATCCCATTACGTGAAATTATTCCTTGTCAGGATGGTTTCATGATCCGTAAACAATACTACAAAGAGGGAATGCTTCCTACGAATGCAAACTGGGTGATTAAACCAATGGCAGAAGCGTACAAATGGGACTATACAAATGTGCCTTATCTTCCGTTTGATTTCCGCATATATGGACATGCCGAATTTGCCAAACTTTTGGTCCACGTATGTAAATTCGACAACATCCTATCCACGGGACAAGACAAAAATTTAGAGGCTTATCAATTTGACGTGTATTGGAAACCTCTCCCATTACACAATGCAATGTTTCAACAA